TTACATCATCAATAGCAGAAGTTTCCTCCATATCCATGATCATGTCTTCAAATTCTTCTTCCATAATATATCCTTAATATCCAAACTTTGCATCTGACATTTGAAATCCTGAACCGTGGTTATTAGGATCAAAATCAAATAGACTGCTTCTTGGTCTAGTCATTATACCATAACGTATGGCGTCATACAAGTGATCTTCCGCATGTGTATCTACATCTTCTGGATTATTTTTATCAAGAGGAAGGGCAGGTAATTGAGATACGGTGTTAATACAACTGCTGAAAAACACCAGCCTAGGCTCTTCTGTAAATTCATCTACTTGCAGTCTCCTGTGTAATTCATTTTTACCTGCAATACGAGATCCTCTTGATCTATCAGATGGCCTCCATCTACAGCCCTTCATAATCATTTGCTCTGCTAGACTAGGCCCAGTATCACCACGATTATGCCAGAGTGAAGAGTCAAGAACTCCATAGCGTATTTTCTCACCTTCTTCTACTTCTAGTATCATATCAGCTAAGTCTGTAGCAGTTACCTTAGATACATACATTTCTCTGTATACGACTAGTTGCTCTGAAGGTGTTACAGCAACCCATACTACTCCTGTGTGAGAACCATATCCATAGTCACATGCTCTAAACTTTGCCCAACTTCCAGGAATATCATAGGGTTCTACTACATGGATTTTACGATTAAACTCAGGGAAAGCTGCCCCCTCATTAATATCCCAATCTCCCTCAAGTAACTGTCTACGTTGGTGTTCAGGCAAAGATAGAAGGTTAGCTTCGTACATGCCATCATCAGAAAGGTAGGGATTATCAAAGAGTGTTGCAGGTATAAACTTACGTTTAAAGAGTGGCTCCCCTTCACGGGTATGACCTTTAGGCCATTTAATTACTTCACCACTTTCTATATCTGTAGCCCAATAAGACTTGTTGTGTTCAGCAGGGTCAATAAAAGTTTTCTTAACCCATTGGTGTCCTGGGCCTCCAGGGTTGCTTGTAGCTCTCATGTAGAGGGGTAGACCACTATCTTTAGTAGTACGTAACCTTGAGCGCATATAGTTCCAAGGGTAAGGCGTAGGCCATTGGGTTAACTCATCAAACCCTATCCAGTTAAAAGCCTGTCCTTGGTATCTCATAACGTCATCATCACGATCAAGGTAGGACATCCAGAGTGTTGCACCTGATGGAGCTACCCAAGTCTTGTCCCTTTCCATAAACTTAATTCCAGGAATAGCTTTAGGGTAGAGTTGTTTAGATACAGAGATAAGTTCTCTTAGTTCTTCTGTACTACGTCTAACAAGTAGCATACTAGCGTGAGGATTGTTAAAATATCTAACAGGATCAGCAACTAAACTGTAGCTCTTACCACCTCCTGCTGATCCACCATAAAGCACTTCTTGTTCTGTAGAGGCTAGAAAGGCTGTCTGTGGTCCAGGGTTAGGTTCAAAGATAACTTCTCTAGGTATCTCTAAGACTTCAGGCTTAAGAAAGACTTGGGGTTTCTCTACTACCTTGGATTTTGGCTTCGATTTTTTCTGCTTTCTCAAGGGCTTCTTTGTATCGCTGGGCAAGGTAGCGTTTGTTTGAAGCTGCTGTCTTACGCTTTTGCTCAATTTTAACTCTCTTCATTAAACCCACATGGGATATATATCTACCCGATTGGGTACTTAACCAATTAGATACATCACGATAACTATATTGTTTTAAAAACTTCTTTGCTTTCTCATACAGTTCTAGTTCATCTTCTATTGGCAGTAGTATATCTAAGTCTTCAGGGTCTTGTTTGTAACCAAATGGTATGTGTCTTCCTATCCTAACGACAGGATGCCACTCAAAACCATTCTCTGTAGTTTCTGGTGGCGGTAGTTGCCACTGTTTAGTTATCTTCATTTTCTTTAGGTGGTAAAATAAACAAAGGGCTTTCAGATTTAACTTCTACTTTTTCAGTTTTAACAAAGCCAGCCCTATCAAGTAAGTCTTTAGCTGCTGCCATTTTTTCTTTATTACCTAAGTCTGTAGGGTTATCAAGTATTTCCATCATAGACCATGCTGCCTGTGGTCCTCGTGTTGCAAGAAACTTCTTAGTTAGTTCTGCAACTTCATTTTGTAAAGAGTTTAAAATACTTGTAGAAGATATACCATTAGCATATCCAGCAATCTTAAGTGCTTTCACTGGATTACCTTGTGCTTCTTCAAACAACACATCTAAAAACTTTTGTTGTTTTTCTGTGAGGTTACGGGTCATGTTGTCACTTTCCTATAGGCTCTGGTTTTTTTTGCAACTTTTTTAGGTTGAGGTACATGCTGCTTACCTGCCTTAGTGCCTTGTCGTTTAGCTCTGGTTGTAGCGGCATACTCACTGGAGCTAAGAGACTTAATAGCCTTAGCAGGTAAATACCGTTCACCAGTTTTAGCACTAGGCTTGCCACTCTTAGTACGCCACTTTTGTTTGGACCATGATTTTAAACTTTTTTGTGATTTAGCTAAAGCCATACTAACAGCAATCACACCCTTCGTGACACTTTTTATTTAACAAAGCACACCATAGTCTTTTAAAATATTTTCTCATTTGTAACCACCACCCTTTGCTTTATATTTTTTAGCTACCATCTGAGCTTTACGTGCAGACCACTGACCAGGTTTACCACCTGAAGAGCCAGCCTTTACAGAAGCTACAAGAGACTTACGCATACCAGGCTTAGTATAATTACCTGCCGCATTGACGGTAGATTTTGCTTTCGATTTCACCACGGGTAACCCCTATATCTTTTAATTGATTGTCTGACATATTCTGTAGCTGCCAGTGAGCTACTCTTTTTTCTTGGCTGATTTGAATCATTTTAATTAATTTTCTAAACATGCACTGTCTCCTCGTTGTTGTGCTGGAGATAGTTTTACACATTTTAGTCTAAATTAAAATAGATAAAAGTGCAACCCCGTTATGCATTTATTACACAACGAGGTTACTTTTTTATGAGAGTACTACACGTAATGTTACATCGTCACTACTTGCTGCTAATAAATTCATTATAACATCATCCCCAATAGCATCAGGGATTGCAAGAGAGTAACTACCAGCTTCTACTTCTAAATCATTAGCACCACAGTTTGCTTCTGCAGTACCAAAGTTAATTAGAAACTCTTGGTTGGCATGTATGTGTACAACTCTAAAACCAGTACAAGTATAGTGTTTAGTATTAGCAGCAGTATTATCTACTGTCTGTGCTGTCTGAACACTCCACTGTAATGTATTTGGTTGAAACGTACCTACAGAATTAACCACTAGACAATGCCATAAAGGTTAATCAATGAGTAGTCAGTAGTTACGTTAACAATCATAACTGTACCAATTACCTGAATAACATCCCCAGCAGCAGGACCAACAGCACCAGCAGCACCCAAAGGTACGGCATGGTTACCTACAACAAGTGTACCTGAAGTAAGTACAGCCTGTGGACCTGATACAGCCATCCAACCGAAGTGAGAAGCAGCCATGTCTACTACTGTGACACCCATTGTTGCGCCTGTAGTTGTAGCAGCCTGAACAATCAACGCACTAAGAGGATCAGCAATAAGTGTAACCCGTGAGCTAGTTGTGATAGCTGTTGCTAAGTCATCATAAGTAGTGATAACAATAGATGCGTCAGCAGAGTGATCGTGTGCTGGGTTAGAACGAATGCGAAGCATCTGACCTTCACCTGCAGCATCATTCACATACAAGTAACCACCTGCATACTGATTAAGAGTAATGTCAGTACCAGCAGTTTCTACTGAGATTGCAGTCTCACCTGCAGCCACACCAGCAGTAGGTGTAAGATCGAAGTGGTGAGCAATAGAAGCAGCGTGAGTTACACACTTACCTGCTGTTACTGCTCCAGAACCCATCTTACAGTAACGATACGTAGTGTTACCATAGAGTAGTTTACTTCCTAGTGGAAATAGTTGGCTTGCTCCAGAAGTAAATGGGTCTACTGTTCCGTATGAGCTACTGCCTTTACCAACTAAAAAGTCAGAGGCAGCATATCCTGCAGCTTCAGTGTACTGCATGTGAGAACCTGCAGTAGTTTTTATTGATCCTGTAATATCAATGCCATCACCAAATGTGATACTGCTTTCATATTCCTCAATACCTTGAGTGAGTGTAGTTGTTGCCATGATTATATTCCTTTTTTCTGTGGTAT